ACCTGCCATGCTGTTCTCCTTACTGCTTGTCGCTCGGCGCGGGAACGCCGGGGATGCTCGAACCTGCCGGGACTTCAACAGGGGCGGGCGGCGGTTCCGGTATGGGAGCGACGGGTTTGGTTGTTGCCATGTTGTTCTCCTAGAACAGCAGGGGCCGAAGCCCCCGCTTGCTGTTACTCGAACATCCGGCCCTGGAACTGCAAACCGCTGGCAGTCAAATTACCGGCCCAGGCCAGAATCTGCACGGCGGCATCCTGGTTGACGGAGTAACGCTGACCCGGCGACAGTGGAACCATGTTGCGCTGGCTGTGCGGACGCAGGAAGATGTACTTGGTGTTCAGCATGAACATCGTCTTGGCCGGGCAGAAGCCGCCGATACCGCCGTCGAGAACCACATCCGCGTCCATGTACTTGACCGAAACGAAGCCGAGCTTGGCGTCGGTGTCGCCGGTGAAACGCTGGATCGCTTGCAGGGAGTTCATGTAGAACGACCAGTAGGCGTTGTCCATGATGATCAGGTCCGGGCGGTCCTGGCCGCGCACGAGGCTGGCCCACAGCTGGTTCATGTACGACTGGATGTTGGCGGCGGTCGTCGCAGCGCCACCCGTGGTGGTCGCCTTGAAAATCTTGTTCCGCCAGAAGTTCCAGGTGGCGCGGTCGATACCGCCGACGGTGCCCGTGATTTGCTTGCCGCCCGAGCCGGTGCCGTCGGAATAGACGCCGCCAGCGATGAGGTTGGCCATCGTGCTCTCGGCAACCGTCATGCGGGCTTCGAGCAGGTCGATGATCTGTTCCTTGCCGGCGTTCTGCAACTGTTCCAGGCCGGAGATGGTGACGGGGCAGGCGGCTTGCTTGATGTCGTACTGCGCAGCACTGATCACGTCGGAAGCGGCAACCGGCAGCGTCTCATAACCGCTGTAGTAGCCCGCGTTCGCGTTCTCGGCGAAGGACAGTTCTTGCAGGATGACGTTACCGCCGCTGAACGGCTTGACGTTGCCGCGCTGCTTCAAGCGGGCGAGCAGTGCGTTGTTCTTGGTCAATCTTGTTATCGTCGAGGCTCTTTATCCTCGACTTCCGCATGTTCCCATGCGGTTCAGACTATATCATCACCGATGTTGCCATCGGGCCGGGTGCTCGTGGGTGGATTATTCTTTCGTCACCACCTAGTCGTTGCTCCTTCCGAAACCCTTTCAGGTGCTTCGGTTTGGATCAGGATTATCCGTTCTGGACTTCCCCTGAGTTCGCCCGGTTTTACAACGTCTACCAGTTAAACGTTGTCGGCGATCTGACCAGTACGCGATTGAATCGTTGTACTGATGATGTCCGACAGTGCGGAATTGGGAAAAGCCATTGTGATTCCTTTCTAAAAACGATTTCCCTTGGAACTGTTTTCGCTCCGAGGGATGATTTGCAAGTTATGCTCCACATGCAAACCACTGACGTTCTTTCCTCGCAATGGGACAACATGATCAACAGTCATTCCGAGATCACGCGCTTTGCGGTAGATGGCACCAATGGCATTCCGGTCTGCCCAACGTGGAGTCTGTTGAGCTACCCGGTCCCTACGAACACGAGCTTGCCAGATGGCTTCCGAAGGGTCAAGCGCATAGCGCACTTTCCTACCTTCGCGGGCGACTCGCTGCGCCCTTTCCTGATTGCGGTAATACCATTCGACAGCACGAACGCGGTCTTTGTCGCGGACTTCTTCCGACATACGATGCCGTTGCATGCGAACTTTTCCGTTTTCACGGACTTGTTCAACATTGCGACTCTCCCACTGGTGATTGTTGTCCTTCTTGCACTGGACACAGTGACCCGAGTTGTAGCGTTTTCCGCCCAACTCAGGATGCTTGTCGCAGATGCGGCCTTCAATCATCAGAGGCGTCCTTGACTACGGGTGGTTCAGGTTCTTCACTACTTGGAGCCAATGGGCGCGGGGCGCTTTGGCGGTACTGCCTGGGGACTCCATCCTGCCCCGGTAAGGGCAGGACTGGTCCTACAACTTCACGGAACAGACGATCCGTCATGCCCGCATATTCGCGAACGCGGCTTCGAGGGAACCCCGAAGCGTGCCGTCGCCCGCAAATTCATTACTGCCTCCTGCTGCCGGTGCGCCAGTGACAGAGCGGGAAGCGACCTTGGCGCGCTGCGCCTGGAGGTTCTGCTGTTGCGCCTGTTGCATCTGATTCACCTGCGGATTGAAGGCCACAGCCCGAGTATAGGCATCAGCGAGGGAAAGTGCAACACCCCTCCTGGCTGCCATCTCAATCATGTCCGCCATGTCCTCCCGCACCTCGTCAAAGTGCGGGTACTTCGGGTCCAGCGCCATCTGCTCGACAGTCTGATCGACCACCTGCTGCTGGCGCTGCTGCTCAGCCTGTTGCTGCTGGTAGATCGGGGCGAGCGCCTGCTGCAACTGTTGCTGGACCAATGCCTGGATGTCGGGCTGTTGCGGGGTCTGCTGCGGCTGTTGTCCCTGCATCCCGGCAACGATGGCGGCATCAAGCTCGACCACATCCACGTCGTAGTCGCGGACCAGCTTCGCCATCAACTGTGCCCGCTGCTGCTTGGATGAGGTGGCGAGCGTGTAGTCAGCCTGCAACAGTTGGCTGATCGCCTGCTGTGGGGTAACGCCGAACGACTGGATGCGGGCCATGTACGGCTCGAAGGTCTTGCTGAACTGTTCAGCCGTCTGGCGGGCCTGCGCCGCCTCGTTCAGGGCGCGATTGACTTCCATCTCCCGGCGATGAACCTCTTGCCGGATGTGGAGGGGGACGCTGGCCCATTCACCCTTGGCTTCCTTCCGCCACGAAGCGGGGGCACGGTCTACGCGGTGCTGACCAGCGGGAACTTGTACCTGTTCCGCAGCCGGCTTTTCAGCTTCTGGCTTGCGAGCGTCGTCTGCCGGTTTTTCCACGACAGATGAATCAACCTCGGTTTCAGTTGCCTCCACAGTCTCGGGCGGCGTCTCGACAACGGCTTCGGGAGCAATTGCATCGTCCTTCTCCTGTTCGGTTGCCGCTGCTTCCAGGGCTTCGCGTAGTTCCATGAGTTATCCTTTTATGTGTCGCCGGATGTCACTCCGACTGTTGATGATGTCAGCAATGACCTGTCTGGTTTGCTGACGCTCCTGCGATGTTGGCTGGTGGGCCATCACCGCTGGTTTCGGCGGCAGCCCCGCAAGCTCTGCCGTAGGAACGACGTTGTGGCGGCGGCAATGGTCACGTAGACCAGCGCGGCCTGAAACAACCGTGCCGTCAATGGGGGATACGAAGTCCGGGATGTCGCCACGAACGGAGGGTGCTGCAACGGATGATTGAGCCAGTTCGGCCTTATCATAGAGGACTCCGTTCAGTTGGATGTAGGACTTACGACTCATCGCCGTCGTCCTTCTCGACTGTCGCCGCTGCTTTGGCGTTGGCGTCCAGCACCATCGCTTCCCGCTTGATCTCGGCTTCGCGAGCGGACAGTTCCATCTTCAACTGGAACTCCTGCTGCATCTGGTCGAGTTTCAACTGGAACTCCTGCGCCATCTGCGCCAGCTTCATCTGATGCTCTTGCGCCTGCATTTGGAGGTCGGCCTGCTGCTCCTGCTGCTTCATGGCCAGGTCGGCCTGTTGCCCCTGCGCCTTGAGTTGCGCATCCGCCTGCTTCATCTGCATTTCCATCTGCATCTTCTGCTGCTCGGGGTCGGGCTGCGGGGGAGCGTTCTTCTGCGCCTCGATCTGTTCCTCGAACTCCTTCATGTAGCGGTCGAAGATGCCTTCGATCTCGCGGGAGACACGGAAGCCGGCCACGCCGAACTTCAACAGTTGGAGCATCAGCGGGATCAGTTGCGGGCTGCCCTGGCCAACAGTGGAGGCCGACTGGAGGAACGTGGCCACGGCGGTCAGGAACTCGGTGCGCTCTGTCTTCTGCTGGTTGTAGTCGATGATCGCCATCGCGTCGGAAGCGATCTCCACCCGCCAACACAGCACTTCCTCCGGAGCCTTGAGCAGGGCGACCGCCTGCGGGACCAACTGTTGGTCCTCGACCGCCATGTTCTGCACGTTGGCCATCTGGAGCAGAATGTTGGGGTCGAAGTGCTTGAGCAGAATCTCTGCCTTGATGCGGAGAATCTCTTCGGCAAAGCGAACGACTTCATCCTGGAGGCGCTGGATGCGGACGCTGGCGAACTTCGACTTCAACTGCTGCGCGCCTAGCGTCTCGCTAGCCTTGCTGGAACCCCGCACAATGTCCGAGATGCCGGTCAATTCGTAAATCTGCGCCTTGATCGCTTCCCGGTGCGCCTGCAACTGCGCCAGTGCCTGGATGACGGTATCCAGCGGCAACCAGTCGATCTGCCCCTTGACCCCGCCCTTCTCGGCAAACATCGCCCAGTTGTCCACAGGGATCAAGGTGTTATCGTAGCCCTCCGTCAGCATCCGCTGGACGCCTTCCGCCGAGCGGTCATAGACGCCGACGACCTTGCAGGCGATGATCAGCAGGGAAATGCGGTTGTTGACCTCGTCCAGTTCCACATATTGGTCCTGGATCATCATGTAGTCAGGCTTGGGGATGCAGTTGCTGGTCGTCAGGTTGGCGAGCATCGGCATCGGGCACGGCTCGAAGTTCTCCAGTCCCAACGGGTCGGGCAACACCTCCAACAGTTCGCTGTGCCCGCGCGACAACCAGACCACTTCCTTCTTCTCGCGGTCCCATATCTCGTAGATGCGGGCGCGCTTGAGCAGCATGTTGCGCGGGGTGTTGGCGTCGCCGATCACGTTGGTTTTCGGCTCGTAGTCCAGCGGGATGGACTTGCCGACCTTCGCACCGAACCGCTTGACGAGGGCATCGCGGGTCATGGGGACGGCACGGGCCACCCAACGGC